TCTCTGACAACGCACTCACAGGCCAATCTTCGGCACTGATCTGATCGACCATCAAGAAGATATTTCCGGGACGTGCGACAAGACATCGTCTATACATCGACGCCACGTCTGAATGTTTGGGGAAATTTTGAGCATTGTTTCCAAAACCAAACGTATGTCTTCTGGACGATCTACGACCTGTAAGCGTTCCGGCGACATTATAGTTACTAAGAAAGAAACTTTCTCCTTCTCGAAAGAGAAGTCTAGCGTTAAGGTAAGAGGAGTAGAGTTTACCAAGTTCTCTAATTTTAAGTATTGCTTTGATTGCCGGATCTCCTCCGGGATACGCAAACTGATTCTTTGAGAGCATCTTTTGTAATGCGAGTTCTCCGGTTGAATAGTTTTGTTCATAATCTCCCTCAGAGTTTTTCTTTGTGATCTTGACAACTTCGTAGCCGAGAGTTTTGAGTCCTGTCAAAAGTGCAAACTTACCCTGTGTCGCATTGATATTGATTGCGCTGCCAGCGTTAAGACCTTTGACAGCTTCATCTGGAGCATTAGCCGCGCCGACAAAAACCTTTGTTTGCCATTGTGAAGAAGCTATTGCTAATTGTCTTGCCACTTCAGCTTTGACGATGGCTTTAGCCTCTGCGATTCGTGCTGTGTTGACGCAGATGCCACGGTTGCCTATGTCATAGTAGGCAGCCTGAAGAGCGTGTTCGTAGGTGTTAGTTACTCGATCAGTCATTCTCAACCATTCTTAGACGATTGGCAGCGTCATTCCATGCTTCATATTCTAGTGCGAAATAATTGGTTTGTTCTATTCCTTGTTCAAAGCGATGAAATGTCACATACCATCCCAAAGCTGTTCTACAAGATATCGCCTCTGAATCTCTGCTAAGTACATAAGAAAGATTTATCGGTTCAATTTGACAAAGTAATGCCAATCTATTAGCAGCCTCGTTACTTAAAGTTATATCACCCCAAGCAATCATACGATTCTTGAGAAAGCGATTCATAGCTTTGATCTGTGCTGAGGTTAGTAACTTAGGAGTAATCATTACAAACCCTCTCTTTCCAGAATCACTTTGATAGCATCAACTTCTGCAACAATCTCATCCAGCCTATGCTGTAGTACCGAAAGATAGCAAATCGGCACAAGTTGCCGAAGAAACGCACAGATTTCACGAATTTTTGTCAGATGCTTGTTCATTGATTCTCCTATCGTAACTGTGGACGTTGGTTAAATTCTTCAATTCCAAGTTATGCCTCTTATAATTTGAGACACTGTTGGTTGTGAGATTTTGAACGCTGCCGCAAGACAGCTTTGCTGCCACTTTCCTGTGGAATATAACTCCTTGATCTTGGCAGCTATTTCTTTTGTTACAACAGGAACTTTACCTCTTCGTATGTTAGCCTTATGAGTCTTTGGCTCAAGATGGTCTGGATTAACACAAGCTCTTTGATTACAGAGATGATCTAGTATTAAACCAGCAGGTACTTTTCCTTTTGCAAGTTCATAATAATAAACATGAGCTTGCATCATTTTACTAGGCCCACCAGTTAAATTCTGTTTCATTCCGTAGCCTTCACGAGTACATCCTTGCCAAATCCAACAGGGTGTCGTATAGCCTTTGTCAATGACATCGTAACGTATGTGAGTCCTTCTCAATGGTTATCACCTCAAGTGTGGCCGTTCGTTAAACTCAAGTTCTTGGGCATCGTAGATCTCTCTTGTAATACAAGCATCCAGACAATTATATCTACGAAATCTATCCATATATTTAAGTGTCCAATGGTGACTCTCATCCTTATAGTATGGCTCACGAGTATACTGTCTGGTCATAAACTGTAACTTATGACTCAGCTCCGGCCACAAGATATGATGGCGCAGCAAAGTATCTTGGACTCTCTCAAGTCGTATCCTAAACCCCAGCATGTTATGAAACAGTGCATCATAGTTAAAGAAGTTCTGACCCAAGAGAATCGGAACATTGTAATAGAGATCATCAAGTCTTCTCCAGAGTTCTCTGTTTTCGCTTGGCTTATCACGAAAGAGTTTAAAACTAATCCCAAACGTACTTGAGTCAGCAAGACCCATTAACAGTGGATACCCTGGGTGCGGAGAGTACTTGGCACTTCGGTACGTAGGATTTTCAATATCATCTGAGAGAATCTTAGCATTACGGAAGCGATCAAGATAAGAGAGTAGCTCATCCGTATCCATATCTTGATACTTCATTACACGTTCTGGAAGAGGTTGAAGTGTGCCATGCTTTTGCCAATACTTAAACTCATCGCGGACTTTCTGTAAGTCCACATAGGTAGTAATGTTCCGCTCTGTCCAATCGGCCACGCATCTTTCGGAACCGTAGATCGGAATCATGTAATGTGGATATGAGAGTGACGGCGCCGACAGCAAAGAGCCAGCATATTTCTGCAACTGCCCTGCGCTTGTAGTCATTAGCTTCGGCTCGCGTAACTCTGGCAAAAACCAACCCGCCACGTCTCCTAGAACGAGAATTATCGGAGGAGTATGATGGGCTAACTCAGCATCAAGATTGACGCAAGCATGAGCGTCGTCAGTATTGGGCGAACGAGAGGTAAAATAACAATCTGACTGAGCGATACCAGCTTCTTGTAACATCTTAAAGAAAACATGACCCATTCCTCCTGAGAAGAGTGTGCCTTTGTCAGAGCCGTAGGGTTTTGATAGGATAACCCAGATTCTCGAAGTTGGCGTACCTCTAGGCGAAATGAAAGGCATTATAGCACACGATCCTTGATATCACGAAACCAAAACAGTTGTTTTACTGAACAAGTTTGATACTTAACAACATTATCCATCATCCCACGTTCATTGTCTCTTAGCTCAGATGAATTCTCAAGCATGTCCATAATACGGACAGCTTCTTCTAAGCGTTCTTGTGGCGAAAGGGTACATTCACTTAGATCATGGTAGCTCATTCTTATTCTCCTTTTCTCTAAGCTCCCCCTCAAGAGCTTAGAGAAAAAGAGGCGACCTCCGTAGAAGTCGCGCTCTTTCTGTGTTAGTTCTTGATTAGGTTCGTGCTATGCTTATCCGTACAACCCGGCACGGCGCATTTGAACTGCCGTACTTCATTACGCTTCTTACCCTGATACTCCGTCTCCGCAAGCTCAACTTCCATTGTCTTGTTCAAGAGCGGCCCTTGATACTTCCACTGTGAAGGATCATCAGGATGTGTGTCGGAACCTTCAAAGAACCCCGGTAGTGTCAGGTGAGCTTTTTCAGTTCCAGCAAACTCATCCTGTACTTCTTCCATCGGCAAACCGGTAGCATGAACGAAGTCGAGGATAATGAAACCAGCCTTAGAATTAAGGCCAGCGAAAATCCTGCGGCCATCATACTCTGCGTTATTGATGATAGCAAGCTCGGCGTTCAGTGACACAGACTCTCCATCCTTTGATGCCCTCGGACGGAAGTTCTTGATCTGTAGTGTGTACCATCCTGCTGGTACGGGCGATGCTCCAGTGAGTTCTTCTTTCTGATACGACATTTGAAATGCCATTGTGTGCTGCTCCTTGCGCTTTGGTTTTGAAATCTGGTTAAAGTTTTGCTAACGCCGCTCGTTTAGCCTTATGCTTCGCAATCATGTCCATGATGTTAGGCGGTTCGGTAGCATCAAGTAACATTGTAGTCGATGCCGTCACATCATACGTTGGCTTGCAAGTGACTTTATAATTCTGCTTACCGTCAACCTGAATACGGTAAACTTCATTGAAAAGACTGAGAATATTTTGAAGATACTGAGGACTAACCACTACCTTTCCAGTGTATTTGGTTTCATCCTTAGTAGACTCAGCGTTATCCTTTTCATCACGTTCGTGGAAAACAAAGATTATGTTCACTCCAAGTGGTACAAGCTCACCGATAAGATATTCGCAGTACCTTTGTACTCCTACCACAACGTCCCAGTCTTTTCCTTTGTATACAGTAGTAGAATTACCTACTCTAATACCCTTGAAAAGCGTAGGAGCTTGTCTGCGAATCTCGTCTTCGAGAGCTTTTACCATGAATGTAACAGAATCAAATACAACAGTTGTTGGAAGAGCTAGACCTTTAGCCTTATTTGCTTTCATTACTGAAAGATCTGACTCAATCATAAGCATTGTTGGTTTAGAAAGAATAAACAAATCAGGTTTACCTTCCAGCGACTCAGCACGATCATCAAAGTCATAATATCTGATCGGTCCCGGCGCCGTAGCAGCAAGCCAACTCTTCCCACTCTTCGGTACTCCCATAATTGCAATCTTGAGACGCTCTGTGGCGTGTACATCCTCAGAGCGTACTCCTGTCATATTCGTAAACACGTTTAGTGTTGTTGCCATTATGCTTCTCCTTCTTCCACGTGAGCCGAGAACCTTGTACCATCATGCTCAAAGGTAGCTTTTTGCTCAGCTAGGAAAAGCTCGGCTTCTTCTTTGGTGTCAAATGGTCCACGACGTTTTGATTTTGCGTTATTGCCAGCTCTTGCGCCCACACCACAAACACCTTTTCCTACAACATACCACTTTGCCATTGGATTCCTGCTCCTTTGGTAGTTACTTCTTTACGGTTGCTACAGATCCGGTATCTGCCACTACAACAGCTTGCGCTGCTGCCAGAGCCGCCTCATCCGCAGTTATCTGTGCATCTTGTGTCATCTCACTGGAAGCATGAGCACGACACTTCTGATACTGCGTGACTGTTTGTGCTGCCGGATTCTCGTCTGTTGGCGTGTCAGTAGTAATTGTGACAAGAAAATCACCTGCTCGCCAGCATTGCATATGATTTGCAAGCATCTGCTGGCACTTAGTAATCTGCAAATTCGGCAGACTTGTTACAGGTTCGTACGTTTTCGTTGTTGCCATGTGCTACTCCTTCTCCTGCTTGTTAAAATGTTGTAGGTTGAACAGCTTCCGTATCCCATATCGGTAGCTTAAGGAAACCATTGTTGAGAGTAGCTTGTTCCGCTTCTCTAGAACTCTGTCTGCATACATCTCTGAACGCACACGTTGTCATGTGCCAGTTTGTACAAGCTGTTGTGTTGCGCCAAAGAGGAAAATTAGCTGCAAAACTCTTTGTATCGAGAATTAGATGCTGTACAGTTGCAAGCATCCTATAACGATAGGCTTCGAGTTGCTCTGTCGTCTTCCTAATCGGTATACGCCTAAAGCGTTCTTGCGGCGTAGGAGCAGGTTTCTTCTGAATCAAGTTCATCAGAATCTTCGAGCAATCGCGCTTCAAGAGCTGATCCTCTGGTACAAATTGCGGAAGAATCTTCGAGAGTGCATAAATGTATCCTGTCGGACCTTCCTCTGTCTCAAACTGCATCCCAGGATCGCCGCGAAAAGCACCCATAGTCTTATGGTCCATAGGACAGATGAAATATCCATCGTCTACGATCAGGTCCATGCGACCAGCGAGATAGATTTCAATATCCTCGCCGATGTACAGAGGCACTTCGCCGTTTCTGCCGAAGGAAACTTCTGTACCAAGAACTCTGATCTTCTCATTCAACGGCGACATTACAGATGCGTACTGCATTAACAAGCCAGCAAAACCGAACGCGCCGCCGATAGCCTTAAACTCCTTGTGCTCTGAGTGAACATCCATACTCATTTCCTGCCACTCGGCCATAGTACGGACAGAAGCCCACTTAGTAACATCAAAGCCAGGATTCTTAAACTCCTGATAGTACATCTCCAGCATCTTGTGAAGTAGAACGCCAAAGTCCAAGTACCACGCACGTTCTTTTTCTCCTTCTTTGACGCCGGACTTCTTTTGATAACCTTGGACGTTGGAGTAAAAGAAATGCTGAGGGCAATTTCTATAAGTGCTTAACATGTGGTTATCTATAACCACAATCAATCTACCTTTGACCTCATCGTAGCGTGCCCACGGCAACGGTGTACGATTAAGAAACTCAATCAACTGACCGGAGGGTTTCATCTACTTCTCCAATTCTGCAATTTGCTTGCTGAGATAAAACTGAGCCTTCTTCAAGTCTTGCAGCATATTACCTTTGTGCTGTGCTCTAGCAACATACTTTACAACCTGCCAAAGCAGTGGACTCGTTGGAAACCAATCCTGTAACACATCTATAACCTCAAAATCACCAAAGGTATAGTGTGAAGGATGGTTCACTAGATCGTCGCCGAGAAGTTTAAGAGATTCTTCTGCGTTCTTTTTCAACTCAGAATTAATCACGTTTACACCTGGTAAATTTTTCACTGTATCTCCTACGCTTTCTTCAGCATCGCAGCTATCTTATCCATCGTCATTCCTTTAGCGGCCATATTCTTGAGCAGCGCCGCTATTTGTTCTTGCGCTTTGGTCTTTGACACTGTACGGGTTTTCTTCACCGTTGTCGTAGTAGTATGATTCACATCTGTCACTGAAGGTGTTAAGTGAATCTTCACACCAGCGTACCTGTGCATCTTAGCTGTGCGACGTTGCTCTTGCTCAGTACACATCAGCGATAGGATATTTCGATGATACTCAATACTCAAATCAAGCTCAAGATCTGAAAGTTCGTTGATCTTACGCTGTGCAAAGAGCCAATCCAGACCGCTAATCTGTATTTCTCTGGCTCTGCGCCGATAAAACACTATGTCACCCTGGTCATTTTTGTGCTCATAAGTTTTAGTAACAACACTCTTAGACACCGAAATATCACTCAGACAATTCACACAATACTGTGCATCAATCGTAGAAGCAAAGTGAAAACAAAACGGTTGGCCACACCGAGCACAGGTTATAACTGACGTTGGATGGGTGAGGTTTAGCTCAAGACACACATCACATACTGTCGCTGTTAAATGGGAGTCTTCAACTTCTGTTGGCTCTGCCGGAATATCCGTGTGTGAGGCTTCTTCTGCTGTGATTTCTTCCGGCTCATCCGTCGGCGCAAAGATTTCTTCCGCCGGAGATTCTGCTTCGGCATCTCTAGCATCTTCTTCACCTTCTGTATCAGCTAGATCACCAATCACGAAATCATCGTGCTCTGCCATGCTATTCTCCTTGTGTGCTTATGTTGCAGAAACTTGTTTGATCTTATTGCTCTTTAGAGCCTGCTCGGCCCTAGCCATTTCCTCTAGAGCTAGAGGGTAGACATTTGTAGGTAGTTGTTTAGATAAGAATAAGTGTAACAGGACACGCATTAAGGCGCTCTTGCTAAGTTGCGGATAATCTACTTTAAGCGCCTCGTTTTGTGCTACGAATATGCGGGCGGTCACCGCTACGGTCGGTCCGGTTCGGGTGGTCATGTACCCATGATACTCGCCTGTATGCTCGCAGTCAAGGGGCGAAAAATGGCCGTATGCACCTTTGTTTTCAACGACTTAGCCCAAATCCCGAAAATGGAAGGCCCGCCCTTAGGTCGAAGCGGGCCTACCGAGTGAGCTAGTGTGAGCGCTCTTACAGCACCTCCAACGTATCACCATCAGTCCACAGACTTCTTACCCAGTGCGGACTTATGATACAACCGTCTGAGGCATTGTGAGACATATCGGATGTGTCACCGTGGTTCATAAACGCACACCGACCAAACATGCGGTTCGTTGGTGCAGGATTAAGCCGCCAACACTGTGGACCGCGCTTAGGATCGTCAAATGGGCCAGAGAAGGTGTATGTTCCTGCTGGAAGCGGACCTTTGTCTTGAAGATTCTGAGAGTGGATGTCGTTGAGATACGCTGCATTGCCGCTGTAGCCAAAGCCAATGAGTTCTAAGTCTGTTGGCCTTACAGAGTTGTCAAGCGTAACAGGTCCAGTACCTGCTTCAACAGAGCGCCTGAAGAAAGTGCCCCAGTAGCGATCGTAGTAGTATTTCATTCTGGCTCCTTGAAATGAAGACAGTCGCAGTTAGCTTCGCTACAGTCTTCATCATAGTTAACATGGGATTCTCTCATATGAGCACAGCAAGCACAAAGATCAGCAACGTGCTCATACCAATAGGGGTCGTCATCCTGCTCTTCATCAGGATCAACTAGTCCTGCATCTTGAGGAGAGATGTAATCTCCTCCGCAGTGCTGCTGCTCCATCAGAGATTCTGCTTCTTGCTTAGATTGAGGCATACTGTCTCCTTATGTTCTCATTCTGTGTGAGAATGTTAGCAATATCGTTGATTGATACGAACGCGCTGTGCGCTCGCTTGACGGTATCGGAACCTGCTATCTTGTACAAGTAATCTCCCATACCGAGTAGATTCTCGGCGCCGGTTTCGTCAAGAATAACGCGAGAATCCATCGAGCTTGGCAACTTGAAGGATACTCTAGCAGGAAAGTTTGCTTTAATATCCCCAGAGATTACCTTGACTGAAGGCCGTTGAGTAGCAAGAATTAAATGTACTCCAGCAGCCCTAGAGATTTGTGCAATGGTTTTCAAGAGTGAGTGTATTGACGGTGGACGCATTTTACGCTCGATCTGTGCTAAGAATGCGTTATCCTGATCTAGCACATCCGCCAGCTCGTCGATGATAAGAATCTTGTACTTGAACTTCTTATCACCGTAGCCATTGATTGTGCTGTTCCACTCTCCAATGTTCCGCGCTAACCCACTCATTTGGGCATTTCGCAACCTAACATCTTCAAGTAAAACCGTAAGCGCGGCTCTGAGATCAGAGATGTTGTTGAGTACGTATTTAACATGCTCAAGTCCCTTGAATAATACGAGATCAAGATTCTTAGTATCCACAAGGATAAACTCAAGCTCTTCCGGAGAACGAAACAGAGAAAGCGAGCAAATAAGCTGTGCGGTAAATACGCTTTTCCCTGAGTTAGTAGCTCCCGCGACCAGTAAATGCGGCTGCTGAGCAAGATCAGCATAAAGGTGTTCTCCGATAGTGGATTGACCTAGTAACAGAGGCAGCGCCATTCCACGAGTAAGTTCCGAGGTCATCATTTTATGCAAGCAAGCATCAAACTGTATGGTTTGACGGTCTGCACGTGGAACAGAAATAGCAACTTCGCCGAGAGCACGTTCTACACGAACGGACTCTACAGCAAGAGAGCCAGCAAACTCTTCTTCTTTGTTGAGGATGCTGGAGAATTTAGGCTCACCGAGAGGTTTGAAGTAGAAGATACGAACCACCGGACCCTCTACCATACGGGAGAAGAGCGCGCTGAAGCCTAGCACAAAAAGCTTTCTCGTCAGCGTCGTGACTTGATGCTGGATGAGCGGGCTGTATTGTGCTAGACGTTCAGATTGTTTTTGCGCGGCTTCAGAAGGAAGCATTTATGACTCCTTCTTGCAGAGTTTCTGGAAATACGCTAACTGATTCTCCATGCAATCCGATCCAAGTTCCAAATGACAGACACCTGGACCAGTATGCACGTAGAGTTGGTGGAATTCAAAACCTTTTCCTACAGGCTTTCTGCCGTAGGTGAGAATAGTTACAGTAGTTAGTTTCTTGAGCCTTGACTCAAACTCACGCATTCTCATTTTTGTGCCCCACTTTCTACTTGCGCTCTGAAGCTAGCAGACGCCAGCATCAAACGATGGCACGGCGCGAGATACTTGAACGCTTGCGCGAAGTTTACCTTCGCAGGATCGAAGTGCAGAAAATAGCCTCCGGTTTTGGAAGAGAGATATTTCAGAAGCTCAATTTCCTTGCGCTCATACTCTGCTCCTACACCAAAGTATACAGTATCAATCGGGATACCAGAACCTGTAGCTTTGGCAATCTTAATGATAACGTCAGCAGAGTGAATCCACGGATTGGAATTAGAACCATAATAAGTATCTAATTCTTCTCCATAGTCTGCCGCTAGAGCGTCCGTCGGCGAGCCGTCAGTAAAAGCGATTAGCCGAGTCAGCGTGGGCGTAGCTTCAAGAGCTTTCTTGAGAGTGTTAAAAAACGGTGTTCCACCACTCCGTAGATTTATCTCACGAATATCCGTAGCGAGCTTTAGCAAATTACTCTCAAGCTGTGTATCACACGCTGTAGAGTTCATAAAATGAATCGCCACGGAAGTTTGATTGGGAATACAATTCCGCAGATACTCAATCATTCCAAGTTTTGCATCATAAATGTAACCGCCCATAGAACCAGAATCATCAAATACAATTCTGTTTCGGTCTGGGCACTCGCCGGGTGGAATATAGCGCACGATTGCACTAGGATTCGTCCCTGCTGGAGCTGTGGATGCTTTGAGAGCTTCGATAGCTGCTCGCTTGGCGTCCACGGCGTTTTTAGGGTTTTGGATTTGACAGCCCATTGCTGATTCTCCTACTTCTTTCTGTTTCGCCATACAATTTTAACGCGCGTTAACCAAAGTGCGTCATACATCTTAGCATAACGCCATTCTTTACGACGACGCTTGAACCAATGATAAATTTTGCTAAGCATTGTACACACTCCAAAGCATGTTAAGCTCACTCATCTTAGTACCATCGCCGTTATTTCTGTCAGGATGATACTTCAATGCAGCGCGGCGATAGGAGGATTTATCCAACGTCTCGCCCATAAGCTGCTTGAGCCTTTGTGCTACGGTTTCTTTCGTCATCGTAGCTTGTGCTACGGGCTTGCCGTAGTTGTAGAAGAAATCTTCCGGTCGCACATGTTTGGCAGAAAGACTAATCCGTTTGTTCACAGCTTGCGCTGCTAGATCTTGAACCTCAATGAGTGTGACTCTTTGTGTGATGGCATCTGTGACAGCGACTAAACGCTCAAGCGTAAACTTGCCCCATTCGTCAAAGTAGCTCCAGACATTTGTAGCTGGATCAAAACTTCTCTGTGCTACAGGCGCATGCTTGAGAGAGAGCTTACAAATCTCAAAAATCATCTTCTCTGTTGCGCTGTTGAAGTTAATTGCGAGTTTGCCATTTCCCCAAGAAGAAAGAACTAGCTCTGCGAGCACAATTTTGTCAGAGGTGTCTTTGTGGTATTCGTAGTACACATACATACACGTACCCTGTGATCTTCCCGCAGCGACGCTGCTAAGAATGTGAGTGGTGATAGAATTGTGAAGAGTGGGTCAGAATGATATGTCTGGTTTAATACAGCCCCTCAGTACCTTAGCTGTACCCACTCTTCTTGTGGCCATAGTAATGGCCGAGTAGACAATTAGTTTCAACGTAGTATCGCTACGTTTACTTATAGTTCCGCCACCGAAAAGGCTTGTCTATGGAACCATTGTGAGTACAGCAATTAAAAAAACTACGGAGTATGCGTCCCCTACACATACTCCGTATGCTGAATTGTAACCTTGTCAGCAAAATGCTACAACCCTGTTCTTACTCAGCAGCTTCAGTCGTAGCTTCAGTCTGTGAAGCCAGCAACAGCGCCAAGAAATCCGCCTGTTTGTCAGCCGGAACACCCATAGCATTGAGTTGCTTGATGAGCTTGTCAATGTCAGAGGTAGACTTCCGAGTGGGCGGCTCATTGATAGCAGTAATGAGATCAATAGTCTCGCCGTCATGTACAGGAGTCGGCTCGCCGGCTTCTTCCTTGATCTCATCCATGTAGCCAATAGCGCGAGCTGTTTGAATTGCATTGAGGCCGTACTGGAAGATGTAGACACGCTGAGCTTCATCAGGAACTAGCGTCTCCGCACCAGTCCAAGACTTGACCTGATAACGGATAAACTCGTTCTCGTTGAAAAGTGTAAAACCTTCCCTAGCAGGCCCAGTCCACGAAACAGCCACGCCAGCGTGAGGATTAGCAGTGCCGTCCTCCAGCTTTTCCGGCTCCTTCTTGTCGGACTCAGATTTTACAGCCTTCTTCTCGATGGTAGTCTTGCCGTCGGCATCGGTTCCGAGCTTGACAAACTTGCGATAGGTGAGCTTTTCCTGAGTCAGCACACCCGCTTGCTCCGTTACGTTTACATCTGCCATTTGTAGTGCTCCTTTGGTAGAACATATTCTCCATTAAAGGAGAGTTAGAGTAGAGCCTTGGCTCATGTACTCTTTAGAACAGAGTGGAAGAGAGGAGAATGGCCTAGTAGAAATGATCTAGTTAATAGCTTATTCTACTGCCCAAGAGTCTCTTCAAACTCTGTTCTAAAGAATACACCTCACATCTGTGTGTGTGTGAGAATATGCGTGATAAAGTATGCGCATCTCACTTGCTGTGTTAGACTTCACGGTCTGCCATAGCTTGCTTGATCTGCTCATAGGTAAGACCGTTCACAGTTTCAAGAGCTGGATTAAGATTGTCGAGTAGAATATCAGTAACATCGGCAATCGCATCCAAAGTTACCTTATCTGTTCCTGTCTCAAGCCAGTAATCACGATCAAACTGATCGTCCACGGTGAGTCTGAGTATGAATGTAACCTCAATTTGCTGAGGAAATGTGGAATCTGGCACATTCGCTGCGATTGCTGCATCTGTCATGTTATGTTCTCCCATTCTCAAATGATACACCTCTCGGCGTCGATTGTCAAGAGCTAAGATGCTGATTTTCAAGCTATTTAGCGCATCTTTTGAAGGTTTTTCAAGCTAATTAATCGACCTCGCAGACGGCATTGAAGTGACTTTTACGGAGTTCTACTTCGGTTCGAAGTGCTTCCACATATGCCTGAGCACCTGTAACACAACCTTCGTAGAACATGCCCATGCCAAATTGACGAACGTGCTCAATATCCGCGCCGGAAATGTTATAGGCTACCTTGAGTAAGAGAATGAGCATAGCTTCCAGCTCATTATCCTCTGGTTTCAGTGATGCGAGTTTTGGTAATGTTGGCATTTTCGGATTCTCCTTTTTAGAGCCTTTAGCTCTCCAGAGCACATCCACGTGGGGGTCGCTATAACAGCTCGCGAAGAAGAGACTTACGGCCACTTGTTATAACAGCCTGGATGTGCTCTGGAGAACCGAAGTTCTCCTGTAGCTACACTACTTGCGCCGCCAACTTTGTTTTTCTAGCAGCACGGTAACGCTTAGCGTTATTCACGATATTCGATTGTTTATCGTGAGCACTTATACTACGTATGCTTTTCTTCATTCGCGGCACGTCCACTCTTGGAGTATTGTCAGCGCATATCCACGTAGCTTCAAGTTCCTTTACGTCGATATTGTGAATCTGTGTACTTCTCATGTGTCTTGCCTCCGGTGGCACCTGCGGCGCCAATGAAAATGTTGAGATAGAATGTACTACGTGGGTGCTACCATGCTATAAGCATATACACAGCTAGAAGTATAACTGTGAAGCCTGCACGATAGATGAGTCTTTCATGTTTGAGATACCATTTGTCAGAAAACATTTGTTGGATTCTCCTTGTTAGAGCATCTTGCGCTCCCATAGCCGCTCTCCCGGCCCACTGGTAGATGGTATCCCATCGGCGCGTACCAGTATCAGCCTGATGCTGACTTCGTTTTTGACCTGAGCGGCTATGGCAGAGCAAGGTCTGCCAACTTATCTAACAACAGCAATCCATATCCATTTCACAACGTGATATAGGATAAACCAGAATAAAATAGAGAATCCCAAACATCCTAAACATCCTATACC